AAATAACCTACTCTGCGAACAAAACTAGGGTTTGTCGGTATCCCCCCAAAAACCGTCATTATAAATATGGTGGAGTTGCCGAAAGGGACTCTTTTATAAATCTTGCTTAACAAAGGAGATAAACATGGTAAGCACAACTCTTACAACACACCCTTTTGATAGGGTTAAAACCTATTCTATCGGTTTCGATAGAATGCTCGATACACTCTTTGATGAGAATGTTTCGACAACAAACTACCCCCCTTACAATATCGTAAAGGTAGACGATTCCAATTATGCAATTGAAATCGCTATTGCTGGTTTCAGCAAGGACGAAATTGAGATTGAAACTAAAGAGAATACTCTGACAATCAAATCTCAATCAAGGCCTGAGGGAGATGACGATAAAGAATATCTACATAAAGGTATTTCAAATCGTGCATTTACTCGTTCCTTTACTGTATCTGATGATGTGGTAGTTAAAGGTGCAACCTTTGAAAATGGGTTGTTAAATGTTCAACTTGAGAGAATCATCCCAGAGGAAAAGAAACCTCGTTTGATTAAGATTAAGTAAAACATTTTTTGTAAGAGGGGAAAAATGTCTTGACATTATCCCCTCTTTTTGATAATATAATGTAAATCTTGAAGGAGATAGTATGAAAACAAAAAAAGAAAAAGTCTTGAAACTTTTATCATCTGGTAACAATGTTACTTGGCAGAAGATTAGAGACAAGGTTGACTTAACTTCCCCTAGAGCAATGATTGATACACTCAGAAATGAGGGTCATTGTATCTATACCAATAAGGTAAACGGAAAAACAGCATACAGACTTGGAGAACCATCTAAGGGTGTTATTGCTGCTGGACTAAGAAGTATTCTTGGTTCAGATTACTCTTATGAATCTCGTGATTCAGAATTCGTAAGATAATTAGTTTAAGATGTGGGGGAGTTATCCCCCACACAATTATAGGATGTAAACTGTGAAAAAGATTGACTACAAATATTCAGAAGACAAGATTCTGAAAGAACTGCAAGAGTATATTGATAAGACTTACTCTGCACATTATTCCCACAATAAATTTCAAGCAACAGAATTCATCATGGACTCGGGCCATGGAGAAGGTTTCTGTATCGGTAATATTTTAAAGTATTCGCAACGATACGGAAAAAAGGATGGCAAGAACAGAAATGACTTGCTAAAAGTAATCCATTATGGTATAATGGCATTACATAATCATGATACAACGGAGAGCAAATAAATGAATCTTAGTAATGATACCAAAGAAGTTTTCAAGAACTTCTCCACTATCAACCAAAATCTTATGGTTAAAAGTGGTAACGTGATAAACACAATGTCTGCAATGAAGAACATTGTTGCGAAAGCAACTATTCCAGACACGTTTGACAATGAATTTGCAATTTACGATTTGAACGAATTCCTATCTGCACTTTCACTTTTCAAAAACCCAACACTCAGTTTTAGTGACAAAGCAGTAAAACTTAATGAAGAAGGTGGTGGTAGTTCAGTGAACTATTTCTTTAGTGACCCATCTGTGGTGACTTCACCAAAGACAGAGATTACTATGCCCTCTGTTGATGTTGAGTTCACATTTACACAAAACTCATTTAATCAAATCTTGAAGGCATCTGCCGTTCTTGGTGTGCCTGATTTAGTTCTAACTGGAACTGCTGGTGGTGATATCAATCTTACTGTGACTGACCGTAAGAACGATACATCAAACGACTTTGCAATTAAGGTTGGTGAGAATGCGTCATCTGACTTCACATACTTCTTTAAGGTTGAAAACCTAAAACTCTTGTCAGGCGATTACAAGGTAGAAGTTTCACAAAAAGGTATTTCTCATTTTACTAATGTGAATAAACCAGTTGAATACTTTATTGCACTTGAATCTGCATAATGTATCATAAACTAGTCATTAAACTACTTAATGACTTATATGTGAAACATTTTTGACAAGGAGACTATATTATGAATGATGCGATTTTATGGGTGGAGAAATATCGTCCATCCAAAATCAGTGATACAATTCTCACTGATGATTTGAAAACAACGTTCCAGACGTTTGTAAATGAAGGGTATATCCCAAATCTACTTTTGTCTGGAGGCCCAGGCGTAGGTAAGACCACTGTTGCGAAAGCAATGCTTGAAGAGATTGGTGCTACCTATATGATGATTAACGGTTCAGAAGAATCGGGAATTGATGTTCTCCGAAATAAGATTAAGAACTTTGCGTCTACTGTCTCTATGGATGGTAATCGCAAGTTCGTAATCTTAGATGAGGCAGATTATCTAAACCCACAATCAACTCAACCTGCCTTGCGTGGGTTCATGGAAGAGTTCCACAAGAACTGTGGATTCATTCTGACGTGTAACTTTAAGAACCGAATCATTGACCCTCTACATTCACGATGTTCTGTCGTTGAATTTAAAATACCCAACACTGACAAACCTAAACTTGCTGGTCAGTTCTTTACTCGTGTTCAAGATATTCTGACTAAAGAAAATGTTCAGTTTGAACCAAAGGCAGTTGCTGGTGTTGTTGAGAAACACTTCCCAGATTGGAGACGTGTTCTTAATGAACTGCAACGTTATTCTGCATCTGGTATGATTGATGCTGGTATTCTGGTAAACATATCAGAAACTAACATGAAAGACTTGGTTGGGTTTCTCAAAGAAAAAGACTTCAAGTCTATTCGTAAATGGGTTGCAAATAACTTAGATAATGACCCTACTCGTGTATATCGTAAAGTCTATGATATGCTCTATGAGGAAATTGAACCTCAGACTGTGCCACACTTGGTTCTTGCAGTTGCAGACTATCAATACAAATCTGCATTTGTTGCTGACCAAGAAATCAACATGCTTGCATTCATGATTGAGATTATGACACAGGTGAAGTTCAAATGAGTTATGAACTAAAAGAATATCTTAATTCCATCAATTTATCAAAAGAAAACTTAATGGATGGTGATGACCCAGAATGGGAAAAGAAGTATTCACCATACATTATTAATAAGTGTCTTGCACCTTTCAACGACACCATCATGCTAGTCAATGAGATTAACATGCGTCACCACTTGGACAAGAAGCTTCAATATGACTTTTTACTAAATAGTATTAGGTCTAAGAAGCGTTATGCTCCTTGGGTGAAGGCGAGTAAATTGAAAGACTTAGAGTATGTAAAAGAGTATTATGGTTATACTGATGAAAAGGCAAAGACCGCTCTTTCCATACTTAATAATTCTCAGATAAAGGCTATCAAAGATAGTTTGAATAAAGGTGGAAAAAAATGAATGAAAATATATGGCATCCAGAGAAGATGCTAGAAATAAAACTAAAAGAACCAGATGATTTCTTAAAGGTTCGTGAGACACTATCTCGTATCGGGGTTGCTTCTCGCAAAGAGAAGAAATTATATCAGTCCTGCCATATCCTACATAAACAAGGAAGATACTTCATTGTTCATTTTAAGGAACTGTTTGCACTGGACGGTAAAGATACCAACATTAACGAAAACGACATTTCAAGACGTAACTCAATTGCTGGATTACTTGGTGATTGGGGATTGATTGAAATAATTGGAGAATTGGAACCCAAAGCACCACTTTCTCAAATTAAAGTAATTTCGTTCAAAGAAAAAAATCAATGGTTGTTGGAAACTAAATATAACATTGGTAAGAAAAGAGAAGTTTAACTTTGGCACAGTCGTTTTCTAAATTAATAACAGAATAACCTAAAGAACAAACTTATAAGTTATTGGTTCTTTATAATTATGTCCCTCATGACCCTAATGAAACAGGCCCTATGAGTCGTAAGGTTGCTAAGTCTATGGG